GTGCTGCGCAGGAGCAGCCAGGTTAGGCTAGGGGGGCTTATGTCAGGACCAGCACGCATTCCAAATGAAATCAAAGCCAAGCGCGGCACGTTGAAGCCGAGTCGGGCCGTCGTTGTGCAGCTCGCAAATAGCCTGCCTCGTGCGTCCGAACTGGGCGTGCCAGACGGTTTGGGACCGATCGCAACCGAGGCTTGGCACCGCATCGTGGAATACGCAGGCTCGTGGATCGCCGTCTCTGACCGAGACGCGCTGACGATGCTGGTCAAGGACATTGAGTTCCTCGCAGGTCTGGAGGCTCGGCTCTCAACCGATGGTCCAGTCCTCTACACGGACAAGGGCTATGCTTACGCTCACCCAGCGGCGGGGATGAGGACAAGCGCAGAGGAGAGTATTCGCAAGTGGATGAATCACCTCGGACTGACTCCAGCCGACCGAGCCAAGCTAGGGATCGCAATGGTGGAGAGTCAAAGCAAGATCGACAAGTACCGCGATCGGATGCAACAGAAGGGTGGCCACCGCGCTGGCTGACCCCTGTCGCTTCGGCTGACCTCAGCCGCAGCCTGGGCGACATCGTTGCCGATTTTGCCGAGGACCTCGTACCCATCGCTAAAGACTCCATCGCTGGCGCCTCCGGCGAACCGCTCCAGTTCAGGGTCTGGCAGCGACGCCTGCTTCGCAGGATGCTTGCTCGCAAGGAAGACGAGACCTTCACGCACCGCTTCTTCCTGACTGGCATCGCGCGCAAGAACGGCAAGACCGCGCTCGCCTCTACACTCCCGCTCTTCTTCGGACTCTACGGCGACCGAGGCGGCGAAATCTACTCGGCTGCTGCCGACCGCGATCAGGCGAAGCTCGTGATGAGCCACGCACGCCGAGCCGTTGAGATGAGTCCAGAACTGGGCGCCCAGATCAAGGTCTACCGCGACGCAATGGAGTTCAAGGGAACTGGAACGATCTACAAGGCGTTGTCTTCGGAGGCATTCACGAAGGAGGGCTTGAGCGCCTCGCTGGTCATCGCCGACGAGTTGGCAGCGTGGCCGTCTCGTGAACTCTTTGACGTGCTGTCGCTCTCAATGGGCGCACGCCGCTCGCCGCTGTTCGTGGCGATCACGACCGCAGGACCGCGCACCGACTCCACCGGCTCGGACTCCATCGCCTACACGCTCTACCAGTTGGCGCGGCGGCGCATCTCTGGAGAGAACGACGACCCAACGCTTGGGATGGCGTGGTGGGAAGCCGCTGATGACGCCTACCTTGACGAGACAAAGTGGAGCGAGGCTAACCCTGGGCTGCTCAGCGAGCCTGCGATCCTGTCGCTTGACGACCTGCTCTCAGCCAAGAAGCGCACGCCAGAGGCAGAGTTCAGGACGAAGCGTCTAAATCAGTGGGTGAGCAGTGCGACCGCATTCTTGCCGACTGGCACGTGGGACGCCTGCAAGGATGACCAGATCGCGCTGAACAAGGAGGACGAGATTGTCCTCGGCTTTGACGGCTCGTTCAGCAACGACTCCACTGCCATCGTCGCCTGCCGCGTGGCAGACAAGGCGTTCTTCGTCCTCGGACACTGGGAGCGACCGCTAGACGCCGAACTCGCCTGGCGAGTGCCAGTAGAGGAGGTGGAAGCCAAGATGCTCGACATCTGCAAGATGCACAACGTCCGAGAGATCGTCTGCGACCCCTTTAGGTGGCAGCGGTCAATGGAGGCGTGGCAACAGATGGGCTTGCCTGTGGTCGAGTTCCCTCAGACGCCTTCGCGGATGGTGCCAGCCACAGCTGCGTTCTACGATGCCGTCGTCAACGGCAGAGTGAAGCACGACGGCGATCCGAGTCTGGCACGACACGCAGGCAATGCCACGCCGTACTATTCACGCAACGGCTTGATGGTCAAGAAAGAATCCAAGACCAGCCTGAAGCGCATCGACCTTCTTGTCGCTGCGTTGATGGCACACAGCCGAGCGGGTACACTAGGCAACGCACCAGCGCCGAAGCCGAAGGCTGAGGTCAAGTGGATTGAGTTGTAGGGAGACGAATGGGAATCCTTGATCGCGTCCTCGGACGCCAACAGCCACAAGAGGAACGATTCATCGGCGGCCAGTGGGTTGTGCAGGAGGCACAGAGCGGCGCAGCCGGTGTGCTGGTGAACCAAGAGAACGCGACGAGCATTGGCGCGGTCTACGCCGCAGTCAAGCTCTACGCCGACACGATCGCTGGACTTCCGTGGGACACCTACATCCGCATTGACGGAACGCGCCGACCTTACCGTCCGCGTCCGCGATGGATGGACACGCCGATCCCGAACAACCCGAACTTCACATCCTTTGAGTTCAAGCATCGCGTCGTGACCTCGCTGCTGCTAGACGGCAACGCCTTCATCCTTTGCTTGCGCGACTCATCCGACAATGTGATTGAGACCCGCGTCCTTGATCCGCAGAAGGTGGAGATCAGGAGCGGCGAGTTCGGCGAGCCGATGTATCACATCGAGACCACCGAAGGCGCGATCACACTGACAACCGCAGAGATCATCCACATCCCGCTCTTCGCCACTGGCGAGAACCATCGCGGGTTGTCACCGATTGAGCATCACAAGGTGACGCTCGGACTTGCAAGCGCGACGCAAATCTTCAGCGCGAAGTTCTACGAGAACAACGCAAGCGTCGGCGGTCTGATCAAGGTTCCAGGCGAGTTGACGCAGGATCAGGCAGAGGCACTCCGCACTGGCTTCGGTCGCCGACACGGTGGCGTGGACAAGGCGTGGCGAGTGGCCGTGCTAACTGGCGGCGCAGACTATCTCCAGCTCGGCGCAAAGATCAGCGACCTGCAGCTCGTGGAGACGATGCACTACGGCGTGGAAGCCATCGCGCGCATCTACGGCGTGCCGCTCCATCTGCTCCAGTACCCAGGCGGCAACACCTCATACGCCTCGGTCGAGTTGATCGGCATTGAGTGGCTGCGCCTCGGACTCGGACCAATGATCGCGCGCCTTGAGGCATCATTCCAGCGCATCGTGCCAGGAGCCGAGCAGACCTTCTTGAAGTTCACGCTAGACGGCTTGCTGCGCGCGACCACGCAGGAACGCTACAACGCCTACTCCACCGCGCTGAACAACGGTTTCCTGTCCGTGAACGAAGTTCGTGCGCTTGAAGATCGCTCGCCAGTGGACGGTGGCGCAGAGTTCTGGAAGCCGCTGAACATCGGCACACTTGGCGACACGGAGCCGACAGAGTAATGCCGTACTTCGTCACCGATCAGTCCCCAGACTGCAACGGCTGGGCGACCGTCAAGGAGGACGGCGAGGTCATCGGCTGCCACGACAGCAAAGAAGATGCGCTCGCGCAGATGGTTGCCGTCTCGCTCGGCGAAGGCATTGAGCCAGGCGGCGAGTATTCAGCCGCGCGCGTCCTGCCTGATAACTACCGACCTGCACTCTCTCCTGACGTGCCAGAAGGCCGCGCCTGCGGCAACTGCGTCTTCTACAACGAAGCCAAGATTGAGGGCGACAAGGCGTACTGCGAGAAGTGGGACGACTATGTGAGTGGCGCCTACTACTGCAACGCCTGGCAGCCTGACGATGGCGGCGAGGAAGATGACCAAGTGCGCGTCCTGATTGACGTGCCGCAATACATCCAAGAGGCGGCCGAGAAGGGTCTGACCTACGAGCGCAACGGCTTCGCTGGCGAGGGCTTGACCGAGCAGACCGTTGAAGAGGCGCGGCAGCTGCGCGCTGGACAAGTCGAGGATGACAAGGTGACGCGGATGCGCGCGTGGATTCTGCGACACCGTGGCGACTGGGAAGGCGTACCACGCAACAGCAACTCGGACGACGAATCGTTCCCAGGACCAGGTGCCGTGGCCGCCTATCTTTGGGGCGTTGATCCCACAGCAGAGAATGGCGCAGATCGCGTCCTAGAATGGGCAGATGGCGTCTTGGCGCCACTGGCCGAAGAAGAGAGGTTTGACGTGAAGGAACTTGAAACTCGCGCACTCCCGATGGGTGAGTTCACCGTTCGAGAAGACGAAGACGGTCAGAAGACCTTCACTGGCTACGCCGCGCTCTTTGGCGCACCGTCGGCTGGACTTCCGTTCACCGAGGTCATCGCTCCAGGCGCCTTCCGACGCACGCTCTCGCGCGTTGCTGACGGCAAGAAGATTGTCTCCTTCCTATTCGGACACGACGAGACGCGCGCACTCGCCACGACCGCGAGCGGCCGCCTCACGCTGACCGAAGACGAGCGCGGCTTGAAGGTTGAGGCTCGCCTTGACCCAGCCGATCCAGACGCCGCTGGCGTCATCTCCAAGCTGACGCACGAGGCGTTGGCGATGGGTATGTCCTTCGGCTTCACCATCCCAAAGAACGGCGATGAGTGGAACGAGGATGAGCGCACGCTGCGCGAAGTGAATCTATTCGAGGTGAGCGTCCTCTCCGCAGGACAGACTCCCGCCTACCCAGCGACGCTGGGCTTGACCTCCGTTCGCAAAGTCGCGTCCCGAATGGGCGTAGACGGCGACCGGCTTATCTCAGCCATCGAGTCCTTGAAGTCGGCGCAACCGCTGACCGAAGAGGATGTCGAGGTGATTGAAACCGTCACGGAGAAGTTGGCTCCGAAGCGCACAGGGGTGGACCCATCCATCGCTCGCGCCAAGTTGCTGCTCGCCGAGATGGAATCAGAATCGCTCTAAAAGCCACGAGACCCCGCCCCGCTGCGCTAGTACGCAAGCCCGCGATCAGGTCATCCCGCTAGGCGAGCCGCAACATTGTGGAAACCAATCAAGACAAGGAGACAGAAATGTCAGACGCACGAAAGTTGCACGAGAAGCGTGCCAACCTTCTGACCGAGGCTCAGTCCATCGTGACCGAGCTCGCCGAGAAGGGCGAAGCGCTTGAGGGCGAGTCACAGGCTCGCTTTGAGAAACTTACTTCGGAGGCTGCAACCGTTGCGGCCGCAATCCGCTCAGAGAAGGAAGCCACGGAAGCACGAAGCGCTGCTGATGCAGTTCGCGCCGAGTACGCCACGGCAATCGCTCCGAAGGTTGAGAAAACCGAAGGCTCGAACGACGAACTCCGCGCACTTGCCCGCAACGGCGGCGTGCAGGTGTTCGAGTACCGCGACGTCACACGCAGCACTGGCCTGGGCAACCCAGTCACCATTGCTGACCGCGTGAACGTAGTTGCGGCACAGTTCAACCCATTCATTGACCCAGCAATCGTGACTGTGGTTCGCGCAAGCACCGGCAACAACATCCAGTTCCCACGAGTCACGGCTCTTGGAACCGCTGGATCGGTTGCTGAGGCTGGCACGATCGGCGAGTCGGACGGAACGCTCAGCGCGCTGTCCCTCACACCAGTCAAGTACGCGACGATTATTCAGGTGACGGAAGAGCTCGCAACTGATGCGGCGTTCGACCTATCCGCGATGATCGCCGACAAGTGCGGCGCCGAAGTCGCAGTTGCTCACGGTGCATTTGCTGGTACGGCAGTCGCGGCTCAGGCTACGATTGGCGCAACTGGCTCCGGCACGGTGTCAATCAACCCAACCTTCACCGACCTTGCGAAGCTGAAGGCGTCTGTGAACCAGGCGTACCGACGCGCACCAAAGGCTGGCTGGTTGATGAACGACACGACGCTCGGCGTTGTGACTGGTCTCGTGGATACGGCTGGACAGCCAATCTTCCGACCAGGCGATGCGAACACTCCAGATCGACTCCTCGGAGCACCGATCTACAGTGCAGCACTTATTGACCTGACCGATGACACTGCAGGCGCAATCCTGTTCGGTGACCTCGGACAGATCTACACCGTCCTCGTGGGCGGGGTGCAGGTTGAAGTCTCCCGCGAGTTCGCGTGGAACCTCGGCCTCATCTCCTACAAGGTTCAGGTGCGCGGCGCCACTGGGCTGTCACAGGCTTCAGCGGTCAAGTCGTACAAGTCAGCCAACGTCTAATCCGTTAGACACTAGGTTGAGCGGCAGGGAGTCGGGCTTCGGCTCGGCTCCCTGTTGCATTAGAGGGAGGGCAGAATGAGCATCTGGCACAAGATCAAGAAACTGGCTGCGAAGGGGTCTCCTAGAATCAACGTAGAGGCACATCCCAGCCTCGTAGAGCGCGCCATCGTCGTAAGGTGGGGCAATACAGCCACAATCAAGCGAGCGCCCGCCAGAGAGCGGGAGAAGGGCAAAAGCGAGTGAGCGAGCAGCGCATCAGCAGCAGGCAGGTCACGGTCGGCACGGCAGCCGTTGCCGTCGGTGAGGGGCTGGTCCCAGGCTCGACCTTTGTTCTGCACGCGGACACGCCAGGGGACCACGACATCTTCATCGGACCGCTGGGCGTCACCATCTCCACTGGACTTGCGCTGCACAGTGGCAGCACCCTGACAATCAACGTTCCTGAGCGGGTGCAGTTGTATGCTGTCACCGACTCAGGGACACACACCCTGTACGTCCTACAAATCGGAGGCCGCTAAATGTCCTACGCAACGCTCGCAGAGTTCAAGAGCGCCATCGGGATCGGCACTGCCGACGTCACCGATGACACCGCGCTGCAGTCAGTACTTGATGCAACCGATGCGCTGATCGACCTCTACACCGACCGCAAGAACGGCTTCGGCACGGCGACCGAGACGCGCTACTACACCGCGACCGACTATCAGTACGTCCTGATTGACGATCTTGTGAGCCTTACAACGCTGACGACAGACGACGATGCCAACGGCACCTACGAAACCACGTGGACGGTGAACACGGACTACAACCTCGCGCCAGCCAACGCTGCGCTTGAGGGCTTCCCTTATAACGAGATTGACGTGTCCGTGACGTGGCCGCGCAACTTCCCGCGCGACGTCTATCGCGGCGTCAAGGTGGTCGGCGTCTTCGGATGGCCAGCAGTGCCAAGCGCCGTCAAGCAGGCAGCAATCATTCAAGCCGGCGCAGTGTGGTCCTCGCGCACCTCGCCGTTCGGCGTGATCGGCTCGCAAGACCTCGGCGGCATCCTTCGCCAGTCGCGTGCGCTTCACCCTGAAGCGCAAGTGCTGCTTGAGGCATACCGAAGGCGTGAAGGTCTGGCTCGATGAGCTTTGACGACCGGACGATCATCGGTGGACTCGCCGCGCACCTGACCGCGAAGACGCCACCAACTGGCTACGTGCTTCGCACCGTTCACGCCTTCCCACCTGACAATCTTGCGGTCGTCCCAGCGGCGGTGATCATCCCAGGCGATGACTCCATCGGCTACGGCGCAAGCAACCGGCAGATCGCGCTGACGCTGAACGTGGTCATCTACATCCAGCCGCAGGCTGACCTCGGCCGCAAGTATGCGGACCTGATGACGTGGCGCACTTGGCTGCGCGACAGCCTGATTGACGGCGTGACGCTCGATGGCACGGACGCCGTGGCGCAGGCAAGCGTGACCTCCACCAACATCGGCACCGACACGTGGGGCGATGCGGACTTCCTGACGATCACCGCAACGGTTGAAGTCTCAAGCGTGGAGGCAATCGCAACCAGTGCCTGACCTCAAGAAGCCTCTGAGCTACCCAGTGATCAGCCACATTGACGTGCAGTTCGTGCCAGGCTCAATCCCACAGGGAGAGTTCGTGGCTGGTCTGCCTGCCGACGGTAGTATCATCAGCGCACCTGTGGTTCAGGCAGAGGCTTGGATCGCAGCAGGAATCGCCAAGCGTGCCGCGACTGCGGCTGAAGACAAGGAGAACGACTAATGCCAGCCGCATCCGCAGGGAACGTACTGTTCAGCAAACTGGTCGCCTTCAAGGAGACTACGCCTGGAACCATTCCAACGCTGACCAGCGGCGGCCGCAAGCTGCTCGTGACGCCAACTGGCGTCATCTCCGAAGGCACAACGATTGAACTTGGAACCGAGCGATCCGTTGCACTTCGCAACCCGCTCATCGGCTCCACCGGCACAATCGTCTCTGTTGAGCCAACGCTCAGCGCGACCGTCCCTGCCGTAAGCGTCGGCGAACTTCCACTCTGGCTCTCAATGACGCGCACCGATACACCTTCAGGAACAGCTGCGCCATACGAGTGGGACTACGACTACTCGATGACAGCGGCGAACTCGCCGACTTCCTACACGTTGATCGCAACCGACGGCACGCAGGCATACGCCGCGAACTACTGCTTGGCTGAGTCAATCACGATTGCGGCAGACCGCAACGGACTGACGAACCTGAGCGCTAACCTCTTCGCGCAGCAGATCGCCAAGAACAGCGCGACGCTTGCCGAAGGCACGCCAACCTCGCCGTTTATGGCAGGACGCCTCTGGAACGCCTTCCAGCACGGCAGCACCTTCCCAGGCACGGCTGACGGAACGGCATACGAATACCTGCTCGACTTCTCACTGGAGTTCAACGCAGGCATCACGCGCCAGTCGTACCTTGCAGGCACGACCGTGTTCAGCACGCACGCCGAGAGCAACCCATTCAGCGGCACGCTGACGATGACGGTGAGCAGCACGGCGAGCGCAGTCTCAACGTGGTACGACGCATACAAGGCAGCGACCCCGAAGGGCGTGCGACTGACGTGGAGCAACGGCACCTACTCGGCACACATCCTTGCGATGATCGTCCCAACGGAAGTCCAGCAGATGGCTGGCGCCGAAGATGGTCTGACCACGATGGCCGTGACTGGAACGCTCGTCTACGACACGGTGAGCGCGAAGAGCCTTCGCATCGTCGTGAATAGCGACTTGGCGGCGTTGCCGTAAGTTCAACCTAGTAGCAGAGGAGGAGGCTAGATGAGCCAGAGTAAGCCACAGTTCCGCACCGTTGAGATCACCCTGTCCGCGCCGTTTGACGGCTGGACAGCCACGATGAAGGCAGAGGGCGTTCCTGCTCGCGTCTTCATTGAGTTGCAAAGCGGCAGCGCCGAGCGCGCACTGAACGCACTGCAGAAGCTCGTGATCACGCACAACTTCCTGACAGACGATGGCGCACCAGCGGCAGACGTGCTTGACGCACCAATGGACGCACTCAGCGACGCGATCACGAAGTGGAGCGACGCGGTAGCAGCACTCCCCCCTCGATAAGGCTCGACGCCCAGCGGCTGGCGGCGGGTCGGACTCTCTCGCCGCATCCACTCATCGCAGCGCACCTGATCGGTGAGAAGTTCCACATCCCACCGCACGAGGTTCTGGAGTGGGACGCAGGAGACTTCACTCGTACACTGGCGCTAATGTCCGACCTTCAGCCAAAGGAGAACAGTGGCCGCTAACTCGCTTGACCGACTGACAATCTCCTTCAACGTGGACTCGAACTACAAGGCGTTGCAGCTCGGCTTCCTCGAAGGGGCGAACCCTGGCGCCTACAAGCGCCTCCTGAGCATCGCCACGCTGAACGCTGCGCGCACGATGGTCAAGCCAATGCGAGCCGAGGCTCCAGTCGGCAAGACCACGAAGTCGCCAGGCAGACTCCGCAAGTCGGTCACGGCACGCCGCGCGCGCTTCGGCACACCGGCTGCGGTGGTCGGTCCGAGGGCTGGACGAAGCCGAGACGGTGGTAGTGGTGGAGCGTGGTATCGCTGGTTCGTGACCTCTGGGATCAGCGGCGTGCGCCAGACCAAGAACGGAGCGAAGGCAGTCAAGGCAGTTCCAGCCAACCCATTCGTCACGCGCGTCTCCAAGAACGAAGCGCACCAGAAGACCGCGATGGAAGCGATGGCGAAGACGGTAGAATCATTCTTCAACAACGACGCATTCCGTAGGACCATCCTGCGGTTCAAGAGAAGGTGAGCAATGGCATTCGGGTCTGACCGTTCAGCGAACTTCGTCATCGCGGCAAAGGACGCCGCGACTAAGCCGATGGGCAACATCGGCAAGGCGATGGGCCGACTTCAAGGAGTCGCTGGCACAGCATTCAGGGCAATCGGCGCAGCTGCGCTGGCAGCCGGTGCAGCACTGGTAGCCTTCGCAGCCAGCGCAGTCAAGGCTGCGGCAGACGATGAGAAGCAGACGATCAGGCTCACCGCAGCACTTCAAGCGCGCGGCTATCAGATGGATCAACTCTCGCCAAAGATTGAGGAGCAGATCAAGGCGATGGCTCGCCTCGGCTTCACGGACGACCAGGTGCGAGATGGACTAGAAATCGGAAGCCGATTCTTCAAGAACCAGGAGAATCTGCTCAGGGCAAACGCCGTCGCTGCAAACATTGCCGCAGCAACCGGCAAGGACCTTAGCACCGTGATGCTCGCCATCGGACGAGGCGCGCTGGGAAGCACGCGCGGGTTGATGCAGCTCGGCATCCAGGTTGAGAAAGGCGCCAAGCTCAAGGACATCCTGCGGGCCGCTGACGAGAAGTATCTCGGCGTGGCTGAGGAAGTCGCCAACAGCACGAGTGGCAAGTTCGCCGCAGCGCAGATTCGCTTCAACGAGGCGATTGAGAACTTCGGCTACAAGTTGCTGCCAGTGGTCAATGAGGCCCTTGCCTTCTTGACCGAGACGGCTCTGCCTGCCTTTGAGCAGCTGATGGAAGACCTCGGACCTATCTTCACCGACATCTTGGACAACTATGTCCGACCACTCTTTGATTCCTTCAGCGAACTCTTTGCCATCTTTGATACTGGTGACGACTCAATCAACGTCTTGACCATTGCGCTGACTCCCCTGAAGCTTGCTTTGCAGGCAATCAAGATTGTGATTGACGCCATCGTTGCTGGGCTGAAGTTCATCGGAATCGGAGGCGGACCCAAGTTGCAGAAACTTGACAGGGCTGCTGCCGGCGCAGGCTACAGCGGAGGCTCACGAGCGACAGGAACGCCGATGAGGGGCGGAGGCGGCGGAGGAGGAGGCGGCTCTTCGTATCTGCAGGTGAATAACTCGATCACGCTAGGACGCGACGCCACCTCAAGCGTGAACACGCAACTGGGGCGAGCAGCAAAGGCGCGCGGATCAAAGCGGACTCCGTAAATGGCGACCGCACCATTCCAACTCTGGCTTGACCTAGCACCAGTCGCCTCGGCGGTTCGCGTCAGTTCAACGGTCACGGTCACGACCTCCTCGCCGCACGCAATCTCCACTGGCGCCTACATCCAGATTGACGGCACTCTGGGAACCGCTGGCACCTCGATGGCTGGCGTCTACAGCGTGACGGTGACCTCAGGAACGACCTTCACCTACACCTCGGCAGGGTCGGCTGGGACCGCTGCTCTTTCAGGCGCCTTCATCTCGTACGACCTGATGACGCCGCTGCTTGACTACAGTGGCACTGCGCGCGAGACCGCGCTCTACGTGCCGCTGGAGAGCCTGCAGATGGCCGCAGCCGGTGACGGTGCTGGCGTCAGTTTCGGCTTCACAATCAACCAGGACAACACGCCGGCGGAGGGTCCGTGGTATCTGCTCGTCCCTGATCAGACGCGCGTCAGGCTCGTAGAGAAGGCATCTGGACAGACGCCAGCCGCTAACAAGAGCGACGTACGCTTCGTCGGCGCGCTCTCGAACGTTCGAGCGAAGATGAGCGGGTCTGGGCAAGGGACAACCTCAGACGTGGACTTTGACGACCCCAACGCGCTCCTTGAGCGTCTGATGGTGTTCGGAGGCACCAGTCGTTCTAGAACGGTGGCAGTGACTGGAGGCTTTGAGCGAGTCTCAAACGTGACCACCGTCACGACAAACTCGGTTCACAACTTTAGTGTCGGACAGAAGGTTGAAATCAGCGGTGTCATCGGAGGCAACGGCACATCATTCAATGGCACATTTACAATCGCTAGCGTACCGTCATCGCGCACGTTCACATACAACAACGCTGGCTCTGCTGCAAGCGGCAATACGTGGACTGCAATTACGGCCGCTGCTTTTTCCTCAAAGCGGCAAAATGCCGTTGATCTGACCGTATCCAATCACGGCTTGGATCTGGCAAACACGTCAATGACTTTCGCAATCAAAGGCGTGACGTCTACTGATGCAACAGCTCAGAACTTTATAAATGGAACATTCTCTGGGCGTCAAATTCAATCAAGAGGAGCAAGTACCTTCCGCATCGAACTTCCCGCCGGACTGCCAAAGCCAGTGCCTTCCTTCGTTATAACGACCGCCGAGATCAAAGGGAATCCGACAATTCGTCCTCGACGAAGCACCAGTGTCAATGAGATCACCATCTCTAGTGGGTCAACAGAAGTATCTGCGGTCACTGCTGTGCTCGGCACGGTAAGCGATTACAAGAGCGATGATCAGGCGGTGCTGCGTCTCATTGACACAACCGATACGTCGCAAATTGTGGGTTCTGGTATTCAACATACGCGGGTTGCAACTACGCTGCCTACATCGTCGTTGCGATCTGCGCTTGATTCTCTCGTAGAACTTTTTTCTGGCTTAGATCAAAAACAGCGTCGGTATTACATCGACCAGGCGGGAAGATTGAACTGGAGACTTGCGGATTCATCTGCTGCGCCTACCTACGCCACGGCTCCGTTGAAGATTATTACGACTGGCGCAGGAGACCCGAATACGACAAGCGCTGCGGCAACAATTGCGCCATACGAGCTGTCGGTGAATTGGGAGCACGATACCGTAAAGGCAATGGTGTTCAACGCGGCCAGTACTGGTTCTGCTCCTCCAGTTGTGCAGAGCTACATTTCTGCTGGCTATCCAGAGCGACCTGGCGCGCCGATTTTTGACGACAGCGTGGATTACCCAACGGCATCAAAAGACGCCGCAACGCAGACGCTAGAGGCGGCGAAATACTATTTCCTTGATCGGCATAAGCCGCTGCTTTCTGGTCAGTTCACGCTGCGCGGTTCGGGAGAGCAATCCTTCAACGCAAATGGTTTTTCCGCTGGGTACGCTCAAACTGGAGCTGCGACATTCGCGTTGGTAAACTCGTGGCAGCCTGGACAATGGGTGAGCGTCACTTCTGCGGAACTAGGGCTGAGTGGTTTGTATCGCGTTGAGCAGGTTGATTGGAGTCTTGAACCTGGTTCGTACAACCAAATCATCACAATCACATTCAATAGACGCCTGCAAAGTGACCTCGTGTCACTCCTTGAAAGGAACGTAGGATGAGCCAAGTCGGATCGACAAGAGACATCATTTCTCAATCCATTACTGGCGTGACTGACGATCTCGGCAATGCTGTGGTTAGTAGCAGCACTGGATTTGGCGATTCGCCGCTAGGTGCCTCTGCCATCGCACAGGCGCTCTATGGGATCGCGAATCCAAACTTCAATCTTTTGCCGCCATCTCCAGATTCGCCAATTGAGCAGCAATCAAATCCGTTGCCATTCTGGAGCATTGACAATGCAAGCGAGGACGAAATGACTGCAACGTCGGTTTTTGACGAAACGACATTGACTTATGGCATTGAGTTGAACCCTGGCACTGCCGCGATCGACTCAACGCTAACGCTGACAACGCGCTCCTACCTGCTGACGGACGACAATCTTGCGCTTCGCCAGAAGGCGCTCTCGGTCATCAGTAAGAGCGGCACGGCTGGCGGGACTGCATCTCAGTGGAATCTGACACTCACGGCGATTTATTACGACGCAACCGATACCGCGCTCAGCACGGCGGTCATTGGCACGGCACTTGATACCGGCACGTGGACAAGCATCTCTGGAACGACGACTCCAGGCGGCTCGGCGATCAACTCAGCCGCGCAGTATGTTGACCTTTCTTTCAAGATGACGGCAACAGCGGCGGTCACTGGTTCTGCGAAGGCAACGATCAAAAGTCTGATTTTGGCAACCAGTACGCCCGGCGGCGGAGGCTCGCAATCTTTCCTCGTGACCGAAGCGTTCACGTCGAGCGGAACTTGGACGCGACCTACAGGCGTTGAGTATCTAGTGGCAGTGGCTGGTTATTCTGGCGGCAACGGCGGCGTTGGAGGCGAGGGCAGAATCACTCGCGCAGGTATCTCGGAAAGCCCAAGCAATGGAGGTCAGCCGGGAGCCTATGGCCTTCTCCGCGACCTGTACGTCGGAGATGTTTCTACGGTCAGCGTTGGCATTGGCGCAGGCGGTGCGGGAGGTGCGGGAGGCACTGCAACAAAAGCGGTCGGCGTCACCACTTCAACGATAAACGTTGATGGAGCGGCGGGTGGTATCGGTGGCAACACGACCTTTGGCTCGTATTTAGTCTGCGCTACTACAGCCGCTTCTGGCGGTGCGGCTGCATCTGGAACCGTCACAACGACCGTGCCGTTCCCAAGTACGGTGGTGACTTCCACCGCTACCACGACAGGCACCGCAAGTTATCTATCAAACTCAACGCTAACGACAAGTGGATTCACATCGTTGCCGTACCAGGCTTCATTTGCTGTTGCTGGCAGTAATGGGGCAAACGGAACAGCCGATGGCGCAACGGTTGGTGGCAAAATCACGGCGCGCGGTGGGGTGAGGACTTTGGGAGGGACGGCAGGACCTGCTGGCATCGGGCTTTGTATGGGCGGCAACGGCGGTGGAAATCGTATTGACACCGGCGGTGGCTATTCCTATGTCGGAAGCACGCTTCCGACTGGAACGGCCACTTATTACGCAGGAAGTGCGGTGCAGACAGCAGGGGGCGGTGGCGGCGGCGGTTGTTTCTGGATTAGCACGACCGCGGGGACAGGAATCTCTGCCGCAGGTGGCAACGGTGGCAACGCTTCAGCAAATAGCGGGTCAGGTGGCGGTGGTGGCGGCAAGGCGCTATGGGGCAACAGCGCGACCTCAGCCGCTGGAACCACGGCGTACACCAACTCATCGGGAACCGCAATCGGAGGCAACGGCGGCAATGGTGGCGACGGCTACCTCATTGTGGCTTACATCGCATAATGAAATACGCCTTCATCAACCAAGATGGCATCGTGGTGCAGGTCATTGCTGGCGTGCTCAGCCCAGCGCAGCAAGCGCAGTTCCTGCGCGACTACGCCACTCTGTTCGGCGCGACTGCAATCATTGAGGTGGAGCAAGGCACGAGTGCGTGGATCGGCGGGGCGTATACTGACGGCGTATTCACAGAGCCGCCACAGCCAGAGCCAACGCCCGAAATCGTAGAAGGCGAGTCCGAGGTTCTGCCTGAGCCTGAAGCCACGGAGCCACCTGATGACCCGCTCCCAAGTTGATGCGATCATTGACCGACTAGACGCGCAGTCAGCAAAGATTGACCGACTTCAGTCCGAGATTGACCAGATGAAAGGCGGCTTGACCGTCTTGAAGGCGCTTGGCGCGCTGCTTGGCGTAGGAGGAATCGGGACGCTTCTGGCGTACTTCCAATCGCAAGCCGGCAAGTGAGGCTCGCCGCGCTCCTGCTCCTTTGGGTCTCCTTCGTGCCGTTCGCTGTCGTTCGCGGAGCCGAGGGCTACGACGGCACCGAGTATCCCTACAGCACGCTCGTGACCCAGACTGGCGACTACTTCGTCGTGATCGAGCAGCCGTCTACCTTCACCGCTGAGACTGATCTCTGCGACAACACCACAGCCTTCTGGTGCGCCGCGCCGCAGCAAGGCGGCAACTTCACGGACTCTGCACTCTGGCTGTATGCCGCTGACGGCGGGCTGCTAACTTCCAATGACGACGACCCTCGCACCAATGGTCAGTCCTATCACTCATTCATCACCGTGCAGCTGGAGGCTGGCGTCTATCGGCTGCGTGCCGGTCGCTTCACCTGCCGCGACGGATCGTGTATGTGGCCGCAGGACCCCTTCCCTGTCGGCGGTCACTACCAACTCCTGACGACGGCTGCGCTGCTCCTTGACCCGACCCCGCCGACGGTTGTCCCTACCGCGATTCCGTCCGTTCTACCGACTCCTGAGCCGACCCCTACCCAGACACCAGAAGAGCCTTCACCCAGCCCTAGCGTGGCTCCTACCCCTACGCCAGAGCCTTCTGTAGAGCCGACGCCGACGCCTACCCCTGAACCTACGCCAACCCGAACGCCTGAGCCAACGCCGCAGCCGACTCCTGAGCCAACTCCAGAACCAACACCCGAACCAACCCCAGAACCAACACCAACGGAGGAGCCAAGTCCTGAGGTGACCAATGAACCAACGCCAGAACCAACGCCAGAGCCAACGCCTGCACCAACAGAAGTTCCGCCATCTCCTTCCGTATCTCCTGATCCCACTCCTTTACCTACTCCTGAACCCGAACCCGCTCTGCCAGTTGTAGGAGCTGCGGTTGAGGCGGTCGGCGAAGTGTTCGCCAACATAGCGGCCATCACAGAGATCGGCAAAGACCTTGACCCGATTGAGAAGGAAGAAGCGCAGCCGGTTGCCGTCGCAATCATTGCCAGCCAAGTTGCAAGTGTGGCTGCCGCAGCGTCAAATGCCGCACGAGCGGCTGCTAACATTGGCGGCGGCGGACCAGCAGGAGGCAATGGAAATACGCCAAGCCGAAAGGGTGGTCGCCGTGCTTAGGAACATCATCAACGATCTAGTCGGAGGCTCGTGGACGATCCTCGGTCTGCTCTTCGCGGTGGTCGTACTGCCAGAGGGTCAGACGCAAAGCACAATGGCAACGCTGTTCATCCTGATGACAATCGTCTGGATCGCAACAGGATACTTGAGGTGGAAAGAATGACAACCGAAGATCACCGCAGGGAACTCAAGGAGCAGGGCTGGACGCGCATTGACACCGCGCCAGGCGAGTGGGTGGCACTTGTGCCAAGCGAGGACGCAAGCGCGTTCGGCGGCACGCTCTGGAAGCGCGCCGACAATGGCAACGACTACAGCGAGGGCTGCACCTGTGGTCATCCGATCAGTGCTGCACTCGACTTTCAGACGGCTGGTCTTGCACTTGCCGCGCACATCAAGGAAGAGATCGGCGAATGAAGTACCGCATCAAGTCGCAGCTCTACTCTGACGCCGAGGCGCAGAAGAAGGTCGGCGCAATCCTTGACGATTGCGGACCATCGAGCGCGGCTGCGGCTGCGGCCTTCGTGAACGGCTACGCGCCTGACTTCAGCGCAGCCGACGGCGTAGCGGCAAAGGAGCGCGCCACTGGCTTCAAGGAGAAGCAAGGGGTCAGCGACAACGGCTCAAGCCTGAGCGAGATGATGAAGACCGTCCGCGAACTGGGCTGCAAGGCAAAGCCTGCTGATACCTTCGCCGAGGCGGTTGCAGCTGCGAAGGCTGGCGCCGCACTCATCGTCTGGGTGCAGGCACCGATCGGCTACCCAAAGCAGGCGCTGTCAAAATGGCATCGCAACTGGGCGTCCTACTGGCAGAAGAAGGACCCGAAGGTGATCGCCGCAGGGTACGGACACCTCACCAGCGCAGGCTATGATTCAGAGGCGCAGACGCTGGTCTTCGCTGACCCTACGTTTGATGAGCGTGTACCGAAGGAACAGTACGCCGTGCCGGTCACGGAGGCTGAACTCAAGGCAATCGCTTCAGGCAAGCCAGGCTCGCCTGCAAGCCACATCGTCATCGTGACGAAGAAGTGAAAGGAAAGACAATGAACAAGGTTCAGAAGATTCTTGACGCGAGCAAACTTGACGAGATGGTGCTTGACGCAGTTCGCACCTTCCTGACGGTCTCAATCTCAGTCGCACTCGGACTCGGCATCCCGCTGCTCGACATCACTGGCGGCGACTTCCGAACCGTCCTGTCGGCTGGTCTGGCGTCAGGCTTGGCCGTACTGGTCAAGGCGCTCGACCCAAGCCAGAGCGACTACGGCATCGGCGGCAAGAAGTAAGGTCTTGACACAAGCCTGAGGAGACTTCACTCTCGGCAGAGCGGCGTGTAGTCGCGCCGCAAGTAGGAGGTTGCAATGGAGGACCTAGACGAGTTTCTGACGCTGCAGGGTGGCTACAAAGGGCCACTCTGCGGCTATCAGTTGCTTGACATAAGCGAGGCTGATCGGCAATCGCTCGACAAGGCACTCGCAGCCGCGAAGATCACGGCGAAGGCAATCCAGAAGTGGTGCGAGATTCGCAACCAGCACTGGGCGCAGCAGAACATCCAGCGACACAGGAGAGGAGACTGCAAATGCCAGAAGACCTGATCGAGTTTCAGCGTGAGGACGAACTCAACGAACTGAAGTCGGCGCACCGGCGTGCGTTGCGCGCACTTGCGAAGAAGGATCAACAGACCGAAGAACTCGTGGAGGCGGTCTACCGCGCCGCGAAGGATGCGGCGGTCGGGATGAAGATTCCAGCCGTTCCAGCACCGAAGCCAGACAAGCGCAAGGGCAAGCGCGAGGTTGCCGTCGTGCAGCTGAGCGACTGGCAGCTTGGCAAGAAGAGCGTGGACTACGACATTGACACCGCAGCCAAGCGGCTGAACCTGCTCGCCGAGAAGGTGCAGCGGGTGGTCGAGATTCAGCGCAAGGATCACCCAGTGGACACGGTGAAGATTCTGCTCACTGGCGACCTCGTGGAGTCAGACGGCAACATCTTCCCAGGACAAGCCTACGAAGTTGAGGCTGGCGGTCTGTACGTCCAAATCTTCCGAGGCGCGGAGATGCTGGCGCAGTTCGTCAGGGCGATGGCCGCACTCTTCCCGCAGGTCGAGGTCTACGGCGCAATCGGCAACCACGGACGCTTGGGGCGCTACTCGGATCACTCGCCAGAAAGCAACAGCGATGCGATTCTTTACAACATTGCGCGCTCACTCGTGTTGAGCGAGAAGCGCGTGAGCTGGAAGGAGAGCCTCACCGTTGGCGGTCGGCACTGGTACGACACGCTCGACTTGCCAGGCGGCAAGATCGGGATGATCGTTCACGGCGATCAGTTCAGGGGTGGACTTGGGATGCCGTGGTACGGCGTCGCAAAGAAGGCGAGCGGCTGGCGCTTGAGCGTCGCGCCGTTTGACTATCTCTGGTTCGGACACTGGCATCAGCCTGCGC